AGGTAGGACAGCGGGTAGAGGAATATATCCGATCAGCCCTGCCGCTGTTTGAGCCGATGGAAACCCAGTATAACGGTGGTATCTGCGAGGACACATTCTCGGTACTGCTCCGGGCCGGTGTGTTCGGTCCCGTGCAGGAGATTCCTGACGAGCTTCAGGGCCGGGATGTCGAGTTTAAATTCATCAGTCCCTTGCATGATGCCATTGAGCGTAAACAAGCCTCGACCTTCCTTGAGTCTTCGCAATTGATTGCCAACGCGATGTCACTTGACCCGTCCACTGTGGTCACGATGGATATCCATAAGGCGTTGCGTGATGCCCTGGATGGTATCGGAGCCGAAGCAGACTGGATTCGCAGCATGGAAGCGGTGCAGGAGATCGTGGCAGAGCAGCAGCAGATGGCAGAAGCGAAGGAAGCGATGGCTATGGCTGAACAGGCTGGCTCTGCCGCCAAGGAAATGAGGGATGCTACGGAGCAGTAAGAAAGAAGTAGCCCCGAAGGTTAACCCGGTACAGCGTCCAGATTACACGGACGCTGATGCTTGGGCCTTGAGAGCCGTATCCGTTGGAACCGCTACCGAAGAGCAGCAGAAACGAGCGATTGAGTTTATCGTTCACACTGTCTGCGGAACCTATGACCTTGCCTACCGACCCCGATCAGCCAGGGATACCGACTTCGCCCTCGGCAAGCAGCGGGTGGGCCAGGACTTGATATGGCTACTGAAGAATGCCCCGACAAAAACCCAGTCCGATAAAGTATCGGCACGAAAACTTGGAGAAGAGAAATGAGCGAAAACGTAGTAGATGACGCAACCGATTGGCGAGCAGAGATCGCTGGGGATGACTCCGAGGCAATGGAATCCCTGAAGGGCTTTGAGACTCCCGCTGATCTGGGCAAGGCGTATCTGGAAACTTCTCGTGCCGACTGGCGAACTGAGTTTGCCGGGGATGACGAGAAACTACAGAACAAACTCTCCAGGTTTGCGACCAAGCAGGATTTTGGCAAGAGCTACTGGGAAGCGCAGGAGAAGATCAGCAAGGGCCAGGCAAGCAAGCCGCTGGCAGAGGATGCCTCGGACGAGGACAAGGCTGCATACCGTGAGTCGCTTGGCATTCCTGCCGATCCGAAAGGCTATCTGGAGAATCTGCCCGATGGGCTGGTTGTTGGCGATGATGACCGGGAGATCATGGAAGACTTTATGGGAGCCCTGCACTCCATCGATGCGCCGCCAGCGGTGGCCCAGAAAGCCGTGGCTTGGTACAACGACTTCGCCGAGAAGCAGCAAGACCTGACGCAGCAGCGTGATCAGGAAATGATGGACGAGACTGCCACGGTCCTGCGCGATGAGTGGGGTGGAGACTACCGGGCGAACATGAACCTGGTGAAGACCCTGGTCACCGGAACCTTCGGTGAATCAGCGGATGCCATCCTCAATGCTCGCGGCCCTGACGGGGCTGCACTGATGAACAACCCCGAGATTCTGAAGGCGTTCTCCCAGCTATCCAGGGAGATCAATGGCCCGGCAACGCTGATGCCCACCAACACCTCTAACCCTGCACAGGGAGCGCAGGACAGGCTCGTTGAGATCAAAAAGCAGATGCAGGAGAACCCCACGGCTTACTTTAAAGATGAGGCAGTCCAGAAGGAATACAGAGACTTGCTCGACTGGGTAGCGAAGAAGAGCGGCAAGGTGGCTTGATCATGGCAGGGGCTCTGTCATGGCGCATTGTGGGGATGCGTCAGCAGAGCCCCTAGCGTGTGTTTGACACACACCAAGGTCACGCCTAAAATATGTAACAGTCCGATAACCCAACTGGCTCGGACCTTTTTGAAAACGACTACCACGGAACTCGGCCCCAAGCCGTAACCGGATCGGCTCCCACTCAGGGACAACCCGACAAGGTCACGACAGGATAACCCAGAGCGCAGTGGAAACTAACCGTTTCACTTCTTTCTACTGGGGGATACCCAAATGGCCGAAACAGCATTTCAAACACAATACCGGGACGAGTTTATCGCCGGTTTTGAGGCTCGTCAGTCTCTGGTGCGTGATTACGTCACCACTGAAGCTGTCATCAAGGGCAACACCGCAACCTTCTTGGTTGCCGACTCGGGTTCTGCTACCGCAGTAACTCGCGGCGTGAACGGGCTGATTCCCGCTCGTGCCGATAACAACGCTCAGTTGAGTGCAACCCTGGTCGAATGGCATGACCTGGTGCGCAAGACTGATTTCAACGTATTTGCTTCGCAGGGTAACCAGCGAGCAATCATGCAGCAGACCAGCATGGGCGTTGTGAATCGCAAGATTGACAGCGACATCATCACCGAACTGGATACCGGCACTCAGTATGCTGGTGCTGGTTACGTCACCGCTTCACTGGGTCTGACCCTGCGAGCCAAGACGATCCTGGGTGTGGCCGAAGTGCCGTGGGATGACAACATCACCATGCTGGTCACCCCGGCGTATGAAGCCTACATGATGGAAACGAAAGAGTTTTCTTCTCGCGAGTACATCGATGGTGGCCCCATGCGCAATGCCGACCCGGCATGGCGTGACAAGCCCCGTCCGTACCACTGGCTGGGCATGACCTGGATCGTTCATCCGAACCTTCCCGGTGTTGGAACCGCAACTGAAGAGTGCTTCTGCTTCCACAAATCGGCAATCGGCCATGCTTATGATTCCAGCGGAATCGAAAGTCGGGTTGGTTATGACGAAGAGCAGGACTACTCGTATGCTCGCACCAGCATCTACATGGGCTCACAGATTCTCCAGAATACCGGAATCGTGACAATCCACCACGATGGTTCAGCATTCGCTGCCACTTAAACCGAGGTAACTGATCATGGCATATGATGTTGCAAACCCCCCCAAGCTTGTTGTAGCTGGCGTTGGTGATGGTCCTGGTATCTGGATTTATTCGGACACCGATGCCCATACCGATGTCGATGCGAATGACTATTTCACTAACGGCGATGCCCTGGGCATGAAGGCTGGCGATGCCTTGCTGTATTACGATACAGACACGGCTACCAGCACGATTCACTTCGTGCGTGCCCAGGTTACCGCTGGCAGTGCCTCTGTAACCGTTGCTACCATTTCGTAGCAATACCAGTGAACTGGGGATTCTCAGTTAGCTGGGGTAAAATGAGAGGGTCGGTCAATCTTGGCCGATCCTCTTTTTCTTAGGAGAAGCGAATGTCCAATGCAGCATTGGCAGAAAAGCCCTTAGTTCACCTGGCTCCCAGCCGCATGAAACAGGCCGAGTTCACTCGCGTTATCTACTCGGTAACCTGTGAGAGCGGAACCACTGTTGATCAGCTTCTGGAGTCCAGCTACTGGGCGCACGTTGGTCAGATGTTCAAGCCGGGTGATCGAATTGAAGTGATGCCCGATGACAGAAGCTTTTTCGTGGAGTTGATGGTGATGGCGGCTGGCAGACTGTATGCCGACATGACCCTACTGCGATCCACCGATCTTGAGCCGCCCAAGGCTGTAGAGGGTGGAGTGCCGTATGAAGTTGAATATGCCGGTGACCATGTGAAGTTCCGTGTTCGCCAGGGCAAGCTGGTCCTGAAGGAAAACTTCCAAAGCAAGGCCCAGGCGATTAAGTGGGCAAAGAATCACCAAAACGCTGTAGATCGATAGACGTAGCCACTATGGGGTGAAGGCATGGCAGTATCGCAACTCTCGTTGTACAACGGGGCTCTTACCATTCTGGGAGAGCGCAAGCTTTCATCCCTCACAGAGAATAGGGAAACCCAGTACAAGCTGACCGACATCTGGGATAACGATGCGGTCAACCGCTGCCTTCAAATGGGGCAGTGGAACTTCGCCATGCGAGCGGTTCAGCTTGACGCATCCCCTTCTGTCACCCCGTCCTTCGGCTACCAGTACGCTTTCGATAAGCCGACTGATTACATCAGGCTGTCCGGTCTGTGTACCGATGAGTACTACAAGAATCCCCTGGTCGGCTATGTTGATGAAGCCAGTTGGTGGTTCTCCAACCAAGACCCCATCTATGTCCGGTATGTATCGAACGATGCGTCCTACGGTATGGACTATTCAATTTGGCCGGGCAACTTCGCGGAGTTCGTGGAGCTTTACATCGCCCAGAAAGCAGCGGCTACCATCACCGGCCTGGCAGTGGATATGTCACTGCTGGATGCCAGGGTGGATCGTGCGCTCAAGCGAGCCAAGGGAACCGATGCAATGGAAGAGCCGGTGAAGTTTCCCCAGCAGGGAACGTGGTCACGGGCGCGGCAAGGGTCCAGGGGTGGTGGTGATCGCGGCAACACCGGGAGTCTGATCGGCTAATGGCGCAAGAAAAGAAAGTCAATCTGGCGTTTAACCGGGGAGTGATGTCCACCCTCGGCCTTGCCCGTATCGATATTGATCGGATGGGGATGTCGGCAGAAACCCAGACCAACTTCATGCCTCGCGTTCTTGGCTCCATGATGCTGCGACCTGGCATGAAATACATTGGAGATAACGCCAATGATGCCGCAGTACGGATGATCCCCTTCGTGTTTGCTGAAGATGATTACGCTTTGCTTGAGGTGACCAACACCAACACCCGAGTCTGGATTGATGATGTGGTCGTGACCCGTCCAGCGGTCACCTCTGCGGTAGCAGATGGAACCTTTGTTTCTGCTGCGACTGTGGCCGCTAATTGGTTTGATAACGATGAAGCGGGAGGAGCTTCGGCCTGGGCGACTGGCGGATACCTTGCCTTGCTTGGTGATGATACGAACCGAGCCATTCGCTCACAGCAAGTGACCACGGTAGAAACCGGAGTCGAACACGCTCTGCGGGTGGTGGTTGCTCGGGGAATTGTCACGCTTCGGGTCGGATCGACTGCCGGTGATGACGATTATGTCAGTGCCACATCGCTGGGAGCCGGGACGCATTCCCTGGCATTTACGCCCACCGGAAACTTCTTCATCGAAGTCTCCAGCGTCCT